GCCATCAACTACCCATACTGGGAGAAGGTTGAGTCGATCTCTCCCTATCAGGGGCTTACTGTCATCCACCCCGGCTACCTTTGGCACGAAACAAACACTTGGCGTGGCGATACTCAGCGGGTTGTTATGGTGGTGAACTTTCAGGTCGTTAGCCACGGCTACGTCGAACTTCACCGTGACATGAGGTTCTGAGATGCCTACCTTTGAGATCACTGCTGTCAATCAGCGCACTGGGCAGCCGCAAAAGCTGCTCTACAACTCTGACAACTCCACACTTACGGACGAAAACTATGTTTCTTTGGTTCAGCGCATAGATGGAATCCGGAAAAAAGCACCTTCGGCCAAAGATGCCGTTGGGAAGACGGGAGTTCGCACGCTAAAGGTTCAGCTTGGTCTCTCTTGCAACTTCTCCTGCGAATATTGCAGCCAAAGATTTGTGCCCCATTCGGACGAGACCCACCGAGAAGAGGCCGAGAAGTTTGTCGCGGGCATGGACGCTTGGCTTAAGCAGCCTCCTGAGAATATTGAGTTTTGGGGCGGCGAGCCATTTGTCTATTGGAAGACCCTGAAACCTCTGGCCGAAAGCCTGCGCAAGAAGTTCCCCGACGCGATATTCTCTGTCATCACAAACGGCAGCATCCTTGATGAAGAGAAGGTCGATTGGCTGGATCGACTGGGGTTCAGTGTTTCGATCTCGCATGACGGCCCAGGCCAGCATGTACGCGGTCCTGATCCGCTAGACGATCCTGAGACCAGGGCGGCAATCATGCTGCTCTATCGTCGCCTTGCTCCTCAGAAACGCTTCAGCTTCAACTCCATGCTCAACCGCTCCAACACGAGCCGGGCAGAGATTCAGCGTTTCTTTGAAGAGCTTGTCGCGCCCTACCAAGATTACCTTGTCATTGGTGAAGGGGCGATGATTGACGCTTACGACGAGGGTGGCGCTGCACAATCTCTTACTCCGGATGAGGCAATCAAGTATCGCAACCTAGCCTTCACAGAGATTCGCACGGGGCAAGTGACTCGCTTCAAGCATGCTGTAAGCAATCGCGTTATGAGTTTTGTGAACTCATTTCGAGCCGAAAGGCCCATAAGCGCGGTTGAGCAAAAGTGCGGTATGGATCAGTCCGACAATCTTGCGGTTGATCTGCGCGGCAACGTGCTAACGTGTCAGAATGTGTCTGCTGTGTCTCGTAACCCGGCAGGCATCTCTCACAAGCTAGGTCACGTTAGCGACCTTGCATCTGTAAGGGTGAAGACCTCGACGCATTGGAGCGACCGAGAAGAGTGCCCGAAATGCCCCATGCTCCACATTTGCCAGGGCTCTTGCCTGTTTCTCACCGGGCCGCTCTGGGAGAAATCTTGTGACAACGCATACGCTGATGCTGTACCAATCTTTGCCGCTGGCATTGAGTTCCTGACTGGCTTTGTCCCCATCAAGATTGAGGGACCGCACAGGTCTGATCGGCATGATATCTGGGGGATGATTGAGGCAGCAAAGAATAATGTGAAAGAATTGTCAGCCAGCCGCAATGGCGCGGAGTGAATTAGATGTTTGGGATTTCCTCATTTTCTGGGGCGCCATTTAGCGCAATCCCTAGCTCTATTTACACGGCCAGTGCTTCTGATGCTATTGTTCTGACAGATTCAGCGTCGGAGCAAATGTCGGCTGTTGCTTTTGCTACAGACACTCTTGTTTTGTCTGATGAAACCAATGGCATACTTGCCATGTTGGCTAGTGCGTCAGACACTATTGTACTTCATGATTTCGCATCCAAGGCCCCAGATTGGTTTGCCGCTGCCTCTGATACGATAACGCTGACCGATTCTGCGACAGACAGCTACATCTTTGCCGTGGCATCGTCTGACTCTCTGACTCTGGCCGACAGCGCGATTGCTGGTTTTTCTTTCTTGGAGTTTATCTCGGACAGCATTGCCTTTACGGAAGTCGCGGCTGGAAGCTTTGCCGCGTCTGTGAGCGCATCTGATGCAATCGCCCTGGCCGACACTACGGCTGGCGCTCTGAGCATTCCGCTCAACGCCGATGACATTCTGATCCTGACGGCTAGCTCGGCAAATACTGCTGGCATGGTCGCGTTCGCGTCGGATACAATCACCCTCGTAGATGTTGGGGCAGGATACGGAGGGTGGAACCCGATACCGAATCCGAATCCGGGCTGGACTCCAATCAGCCCAGGAGAAGCGAACTTCTGGGCTTCCATCTCCCCTGTGGCAGCAACCTGGACCCCTATAGGAAACAGCTAAATGAGCATTAAAGACACCCTCCGAGTCGTAGATGCAGCCGCCGCCGGTCTGGTCATGGGGCATTCTGCTCAGGACGGCATCGAGGTGAAGGGTTCCTTCAAGGTGATCTGCCGGGCCGCTGATGGCTCCGTTCGCTGGGAAGACGAACTCTCGAACCTCGTCGTGACGGTCGGTAAGAACGACCTCTTCAACCAGTACTTCCGTGGCTCGTCCTACAACGCGGCATTCTTTGTGGGTCTGAAGACTGCTGGCTCCATCAGCGCCGCCGACACGATGGCCTCGAAGTCGTGGACCGAGATCACGGTTTACTCGAACGCTACGCGCCCAGCCTTCACGGCGGCGGTGCCTGTGGGCGGATCGACCGACAACACTGCGTCTCCTGCTGTCTTTAATATCAACGGCACGGCGACGGTTGGTGGCTGCTTCATCACTACGAACAACACGAAGGGCGGCACGACCGGCACGCTCTTCTCTGCGACGGACTTTGCTGTTGCTCGCAGCGTTCTGAGCGGCGACACTCTGACCGTCACCTACACCATTTCCTGCTGAGGTAGGGTAGATGCCCAGTACATATTCGCCAGCCCTACGGCTTGAGCTTATCGGCAACGGTGAGCAGGCCGCGAACTGGGGTAACACGACGAACACGAACCTGGGCACCCTGCTTGAGCAGGCGATTACCGGCGTCGGCAACATTGTTATGGGCGACGCCAACTACACGCTCATCAGCGGCAACGGCGTTTCAGACGAAGCTCGCAACGCGGTGCTGGTTATCACTGGCACCCTGACGGCGACGCGCAATGTCATCGTGCCGACGAGCAACAAGTTCTATGCTGTCCGCAATGCGACTACGGGCAGCCAGAGCATTGTGGTGAAGACTGCTGCTGGCACGGGCGTCACGCTCGCCAACGGCTTTACCCAACTTATGTACTGCGATGGGACGAACGTCGTTCTGGCATCTATCCCCGTTAACGCCACCAATGGGAATGTGGCTATCGCCGGTAATGCTACGGTCGGCGGCAATCTCTCGGTCACCGGCACGATTACCGCTGGCGGCGAGAGCATTGTTCCGCCCGGCGTGATCTTGGAATACGGCGGCGCTGCCGCTCCAACCGGCTGGCTTCTCTGCAATGGTGCTGCTGTTAGCCGCACAACCTATGCGGCGCTCTTTGCTATCATCGGCACGACCTATGGCGTTGGTGATAACATCACAACCTTCAATGTCCCAGATCGGCGTGATCGTGTTGGCGTTGGTTCTGGGTTGACCTACACACGCGGTCAGACTGGCGGCGTCGTTACTGCGACCACCAGCACGGATGGCGCTCACAACCACACTGGCAACACTGGCGCCACGACGCTCACAACGGCTCAGATTCCAAGCCATACGCACAGCGGAACCACAAGCACCGCAGGCACCCACTCGCACACCGTACCGACGTGGGGCGGTCCGGCCGCCGATCTAGGTACCATATCGGCGGCTCGGTACGATTTTCCTTTTGTGGGGGATGTGGCGACCTCATCTGCTGGCGCCCACAACCACACCTTTACGACCGATGCGACTGGCGGCGGTGGCAGTCACAGCCACACAATAACAACGGACGGATCGCACAGTCACACGGTCTCGACGCTTCAGCCCTACCTAGCTTCGACCTTCATCATCAAGACCTGACATGCCGCTACAAAAGCTCCAGTTCGCGCCGGGGGTCATGCACGACGGGTCTCGGTACTCTACGTCCGGGGCTTGGTCTGATTCTGACAAGGTGCGCTTTCGCTCGAACTTCCCTGAGAAGATCGGCGGCTGGCAGCGTGCAACCCTTCAAGCATTCCTTGGCACTGCCCGGAATATCTTTCCGTTCTCCGATCTGGCAGGAAACTACTTCCTGGGGATCGGCACGAACCTCAAGTATTACATCGAACGTGGCGGCACGCTCTACGACATCACGCCCATCCGAGCGACGATCACGCAGAGCAACCCGTTCTCCACCACCAATGGCTCCACGACTGTCACGGTGACGATCCCTAGCCACGGAGCGTTTCTGGGCGACTTCGTGACTTTCTCTGGGGCGAGTTCTGTCGGTGGTCTTACCCTGAATGGTGAGTTTCAGATTACCGATGTGCTGACATCGGCCACATTCACCATCACTGCCGCATCTGCCGCTTCGTCCACAGTGGTTGCTGGCGGCGGCTCCGTCACTGCCGTTTTTCAGATCAACACTGGCCTAGACACGACGCTGTATGCGAACGGCTGGGGCGCCGGAACTTGGGGCGGCATTCTGCCCGGAACCAGCGCCACGTTCACAGGCTCTATCAGCGGCACGACACTTACCGTCTCTGCGGTGGCGTCTGGAACTCTAGCTGTTGGGCGGTTGATTACTGGGGCAGGCGTGTCTGCTAGCCCTCCGGGTTCTTCTGCCACATACATCACGGCCCTAGGCACAGGCACGGGTGGCGTTGGAACCTACACGGTCAGCGTGTCGCAGACCGTAAGCTCCACGACGATGTTTGCTCTTGCTGGCACAGGCTGGGGCGCTGCGTCTAATACCCAGGTTGCTGGCACGCGACTACGGTTGTGGTCTGCCGATAACTTTGGGCAGAACCTCGTCATCAATCCGCGTGATGCGGCGATCTACTACTGGGCCAACTCTGGTGGTCTCGGCACCAGGGCCGTACTGCTCTCGTCGTTGCCGGGCGCGTCTGCTGTTCCGGGGGTTGCTCGGCAAATCATCGTCTCCGATCTGGACCGGAAGGTAATTGCCTTCGGTTGCTCCGACATCGTGACGGGCGTTCAGGATCGGCTGCTGATCCGTTGGTCTGATACAGAGAACCCGGCTGTCTGGACTCCAACGGAGACCAACTCGGCTGGCGGCATTCGCATTCCGACAGGCTCTGAGTTCATCGGGGCCATCGAAACCAAGCAGGAGATTCTTGTTTGGAGTGACGACGCCGTTCACTCCCTCCGGTATATCGGCGCGCCATTCGAGTACTCGATTGTGCGTATCGGCATGACATCCCTTGTTGCCCCGAACGCGGTCGCGTCGGCAAACGACGTTGTGTATTGGATGGGGCAGAATGGCTTCTTCCAGTGGGATGGCCGCTTGGCTGGCCTGCCCTGCTCGGTGAAGGATTTCGTCTTCAACGACCTCAACTGGAACCAAGCCGAGAAGATTACCGGCGGCTCCAATATGTCGTTCAATGAGGTTTGGTGGTTCTACCCCAGCCTGAACTCCCAAGAGAACGACCGCTACGTTATGTATAACTACAACGAGCGTGTTTGGAGTGTGGGCACGATTGTTCGCACGACATGGGTTGATCGGGGCATTGAGGACTATCCTCGTGCGGCATCGACGGATGGCTACGTCTACTTCCACGAGATCGGTCAGGACGACGGCTCGACCAACCCTCCGTCCCCGATCATCTCCTACATCGAAAGCTCTCCGATTGAGATCGGCCAGGGTGAGCAGTTTGGGTTTGCTTGGCGCATGATCCCTGACTTGGACTTCAGGAATAGTTCTGCCCCCAACCCAACGGTGGATTTCATCCTTGAGGCTCAGGACTACTCTGGCTCCAACTTCAGTCAGACGGCCAACAACAACACAACCCTGACAGCGACGCTGCCTATCGCTCAGTTCACGGACCAGACGTACTTCCGTCTGAGGGGCCGCATGATGACGCTCAGGGTAAGGAGCGATCAGATTGGCGTTGCTTGGCGCCTGGGCATTCCGCGTGTCGATATCCGGTCGGATGGCCGTCGATGAGGTTGGGCAGAACAAGGCTGCCCATCCCTGCCCCGAACTACGAACGGGAGTGGGGTAGCCAGCTTATCCGGGCGATTGACCAGAACTTCGATGCGGCCTTTGCCAACATCGACAACTCTGCTGCGATCACTGGGTACTACGGGTCTTTCTACGACACGACGACCCAGACGGCTGCGGCGGTCAACACACCTTATGCGATGCAACTCAACACGACGGCTGAGTCCAATCAAATCGCCGTGACGAGTGGTTCTCGCATTACCTTCAAGAATCGCGGGACGTACAATATCCAGTTCTCGGCACAGCTAGATCAGACTTCTGGCGCAAGCCACAACATCTATATCTGGTTTCGCAAGAACGGTATTGATATCCCAAACTCATCTTCTGTCGTCGCCATTCAGGGAACTTCGGCTGAATTGGTTGCCGCCTGGAACTTCCTCATAACTGTTCTTGGTGGCGACTACATTCAGATCATGTGGGCTGTGAACAACACGAACGTTCAGATCGTAGCGGCCCCAGCAAACGCCTTCAGCCCAGCAATCCCGTCTGTTATAGCTACCGCAGTGTCGGTTTAAGGACAGCCTCATGCGCGACGCAGCCCGGACTCTAGCCAGCTACGGACGGAACGGCGACGACATGCTGGTGCATGTTAGCCGCAAGGAGCTTGAGGGGATCCGAGCCCTGACGGGTCGGGACTTCACGCGCAATCCAGACACGGGCCTGCCGGAAGCCTTCAACTTTGCCAGCCTCCTGCCTATCGCGGCAGGCATTGCAGGCACGGTCCTCAGCGGCGGCAACGTGGGTGTTGGCGCGTTGGCCTCTGGCGCTGCGTCTGCGGCAACGACGGCAGCGCAGGGTGGCTCTGCCCAGGACGCACTGACGCAGGGCCTAATCAGCGGCGCGACTTCGTTTGCTGGCGGGCAGCTTATGTCTGGTGTTGGCGATGCAATTGGCGGGACGGCTGGTGCTGCGTCTCAAGGCGCGGGCGGTATTTCTTCGCCTGTCTCAGATCCGGGTTTTATGGGGCAAGTTGTCGGCTCCCCGCCTGCTGCGGGGGCCATAACGCAAAATGCAATTGACGCGGCTGGAAGCGTGCGGGCTGCTGAGGCAATCGCCGCAGCAAATCCCGGCGCGGTTACTGGCTCTGTTTCAACCCCGCTGACCGCGACCCCAAGCCTTGCACAGAATGTAGCCTCCCGCGCCTCTGATTTCGGAACGCGGTTGTCCAATATCGCGAGCGATCCTGGAGCGGCTATTTCTCAGATCGGGACCAACATCACAAACAAGCCGTTTCCCGCTCTCATTGCGGCTGGCGGCACGCTCATGCAGGCCAACGATATGTTTGGCAACCAGCCCAGGATGCCGGGCGAACCTGAATACAACCCGAACAAGTATCCTGAGCAGTTCCCCATCACTCCGCGCAGATTCACTGCGCCGCCTGCTGGCTATCGCCCTGGCGCTGGTCCTGAGTTCCGCTACTTCGCTGAGGGCGGTTTGGCTTCTGTCCGCAAGGACGATAGCTACACGGCCAACCTCATGAACGAGGCTAAGGCCGCTCTCCTTGGCGAGCATCCCCGTCCGCGTGAGGCGATCATGCGTTTCCGGGAAGCCTTTGGAGATGACGCCCTGAACCTCCTCCGCGACCGCGTCTCGCCGGGCCGGGTGCGCGGTGCTGGCGGCGGCATGGACGATCTCGTTCCGGGCAGCATCGAGGGCCGACAGAAGGTTCGCCTTGCGGACGGCGAGTTCGTGGTGCCTGCCGATGTCGTGTCTGGTTTGGGTGATGGCTCTACCGACCAGGGCGTTCGCAAGCTGCACGGCCTGATGGACAAGGTGCGTCAGCAGCGGACGGGCATGAAGGCTCAGCCCAAGTCGATTGGCGGAAAGATCACCCTGTGAATGTGAGCTTGGTCCCAGCGGATCATGTTGACGCTGTCTGGGATTCGGTGAAAGTCTTTCTAATTCCTGCCGTTAAGGTGACCAACGGTAGGTATATGCTCTACGATGTGTATGCTGCCCTCAAGACAGGGGACATGCAGCTTTGGATTGCGTTCGATGATGAGCGAGAGATCTTTGGCTGCGAAGTGACGAGGGTGACGGACTACCCGTCGCGCCGGGTTCTCACTTCCCTGTTCACAGGGGGCAGAAATATCCGTCTCTGGAAGGACGACCTGATGGGGGTCATGGTCCGGTGGGCGGAAGATAACCAATGCACGGCCATCGAGGGCTATGGTAGAAAAGGCTGGCTCAAGATGCTGGATGCCTACGGGGTGAAACAGACCCTCATCCTGTTCGAGAAGGATATCTGAGATGGGCGGCGCACCAAAACCGGGACCCACTCAAAGCACCACCTACACCTCGAACCTTCCCGAGTACGCTCGTCCATACTTCGAGCGCATGATGGGCAGGGCTGAGGCTGAGAGCAATCAGCCCTACGTTCCATACGGCGGGCAGCGTATTGCTGGCTTCACTCCAGACACGGAGACTGGCTTCGGCATCACGCGCGACGTAGCCGCACGGGGTACGCCTGAGCTTGACGTGGCGGGTGGGATCCTGGGCGCGTCTGCGATGCGCGGCCTTGGTGCAAGCGGCTACACGTCGAATCCGATCCAGCAGCAGGCGTTCGGGCAGGAGCAGGCCCAGCAGTATATGTCGCCCTACATGAACGAAGTCCTGGAGCGGCAGAAGGCTGCGGCAATCCGAGACTTCGATGAGGGCCGTCCGTCGCGTGAGACCCAGGCTATCAGGTCTGGTGCTTTCGGTGGCTATCGTTCTGCCATCCAGGAGGGCGTGGCTCAGCGCGGTCTAGGCGAGCGCCTGTCTGATATCGAGGCGACTGGCCGACAGAAGGCGTTTGAGAACGCACAGCTTCAGTACGAGCGGGATCGTGCTGCGTCTATGGGCGCGCAGGGCACGACCGAGCAGCAGCGCCTGCAAGCCGCCCAGTATGGTTTGGCTGGGGCAGGACTTGGGATGCAGGCCGGTCAGTCTTTGGGCCAGCTTGGCGCGATGCGCCAGGGTCTGACGCTTCAGCAGGCTGAGGCTCTTCAGAAGCAGGGCGCCACCCAACAGCAGCAGACCCAGCGCGAGCTTGATCTCGGCTACGAAGACTTCCTTCGCCAGCGCGAAGCGGAGCGGGCTAACATCAACTTCATGTCGAGCATTCTGCGGGGTATCCCCGTGCAGCCGACACAGGTCCGCAGCACCTACGACAATCCCAACCCGCTGGCTCAGTTTGGCGGTCTGGGCATTGCGGGCCTTGGCCTGCTGCGTAGCCAATAGGGGCTCTAGATGAACCTTCTCCGCATCCAGGACGCCCTCAAGAACGCCTCTGATCAGCAGCTTATGCAGTTGATGCAGGCTCCCGACAGCACTGCGCCGTCGTATCTGGTGCTGTCTGAGATCCGCCGCCGCAAGGACATGCGCGCGAAGCAGGCCCCGCAGGAGGGCTCCAATCGCACTGTGGCAGAAGACCTTACTGCCCCGCAGGAGCCTGTTGGTATTCAGGGCCTACAGGGTCAGGACTCGATTGACCCGGACGGTGTTGATGCCGCCGATGGCGGCGTGCAGGGCATGGCCGCTGGTGGGCTGGCGTCTCTACGTCGCTATCGAGAGGGCGGCGTTGTGAGGATGCAGGTCGGTGGTTCGCCGCCGACCTCTCCACTGATCCCTATGGGCGCGGATCTAGAGCGCGATTTGGCCCGGCGAGCAGCCGAAGCTCAGCGAGAAGCAGCCGCTCAAAGGGCGGCTTCTGCCAGCCAGAGTCAGTCTCGTTTTGTCACTGACGCTATGGCTGACGTTCGTGCCCAGATTGAAGCTGGGGTGCCTGTGCAGGACGCGATTAACTCCACGCTGAACGCTCCAAGCTATCGGGGTCGAGTCACCCGAGAGCAGCTTCCTCTGTCTATATTTAACCCCCCTTCTCCCAACATAAACATCGACCCCGAGCCGGGCTTCGGGGAAATCAATGCTGGTGCCGGGTATGGTGAGGCGTTCGGCAACGAGCCTGGGCCGTCTGGTATTCAATACGACTCTCCAATTGGACCTGAGCGTCCAGCCCAGAGAGGCGGTCAGCAGGGACAACCGGGCCAGGGCCAGCAGGGTCAGGGTCAGCCTCGCCCTGCTGGTGGCGGCGGTGGTGCGCCAGCAGGAGGGGCCGCAACCGAAGCCGGTCTGCCGACGATGGCAGACATCTACCGTCAGAACCAAGGTCTGTTTGCGGACGGCATTGCTGCTCTTCGTGAGCGGGCTCAGCAGGAGCGCGTCGATCCTGCCGCCCGTCGCAACGAGGCTGTGAACATGGCTCTGATCGAGGCTGGCCTTCGTATCGCTGGCTCTCGCAACCCGAGCCTTGTCGGTGCGATTGGTGAAGGCGCTCTGCCTGCGGTCCAGTCCTACGGCCAGCAGCTTGGTCAGATCCGTGCCGAGCAGCGTGAGGCTCGTCGCGACGAACTGGAACTGGCGAAGCAGGAGCTTAACCGTCAGTTCGCTGTGGGGCAGATCAGTGCCACCGAGTATCGCACTCGGATGGACAACATCACCCGCACGAACATTGCAGACCGCCAAGAGCGGATGCTGGGCATCCGGGCTGCTGAGGCAGACGCCAGGGCTGATCGCCGCGTTGAGGCTCAAGGTAGGCTCCAGGCCGATGAGCTTCGCCGTCGTGGCTTCTATACGCCGGAGGAGTTTGCCGCTCTGCCGCCGGCACAGCAGGCGCTTGTCAGGGAGTTGCGTAGCGCTGGTCGTCCGCTCGACACGGCTGGCGCGGGCACGGTTCTTAATGCAACTGTCGCGGAGATCGGTCGCATCCGGACTGAGATGGACGCTGACCCCGCGCCAAGGCCGACGAGTTCTGGGTATGCAGAATGGCAGCGCCGAGATACCGAGCGTAGAGAGCGCCTCCGTCAAGCCGAACAGCGCCGCAATCTCTATGAAAGCATTGTGGTCGGGGGGCGCGCTCCTGGTGGGGGCGCTGCGCCCGGCGGCGGTCAGGGTTCCGGCATCTCTCAGTTTGGTGGGTAATCCGCATGTCGTTTGATGTGGACGGTGCAAGGCGGGCTGGCTACTCGGACAAGGACATTGCCGAGTATCTAGCCCCTCGCAGGAACTTCAACATCGTAGGGGCGCGTGAGGCCGGATACTCTGATGCTGACATCGTCTCCTACTTGATGAGCAGGCCCGCTCCGGCGGGTCGAGAAACTGTTGCCCCCACTCAAGTTACTGAGGCTCCCGCTCAGCGAGCGCCCACTCCAGAACGTGGCTTCTTCGGCGGCATCGCTTCTCTAGCTGGCGACACTGGCGCGTCTATTGTCACGGGCGCTGGTAGCACCCTGTCTGGTATCGGCGGCTTGGGCGGCATTGCTGGCCTTGGCTACGACAACATGCTGTCTCGCGCTGGCCGTCGAGTCTCCGAGTTCGGTGAGGGGCTCATGTCTCCCGAGCTTGTCGAGAAGCGGCAGGCTCTCTCTCGCGCCATTCAGGATGCCGAGTCTCAGGGTCTAGTTGGCGAAGCGCGTGCCGCGCTCTCCACCCTGGCGTCGAATCCCAGCCTGCTCTTCTCTATGGCGATTGAGCAGATCCCCGCCTTCGTGCTGTCTGGTGGCGTCGGCAGGGGTGCGTCTGCGATTGGTCAGGTGGCAGCACGTCGCGCTGCCGTTGGCGGTGGCGAGGCTGCTGAGCAGGCAATCCTCCAGGCCGGTCAGCGCGCCGGTCAGGTTGCTGCTGTCGGCACTGCCGCTGGCTTGCAGGGTGGTAGCGTTGCTGAGGAGACGTATCAGGATGTGATGCGTCTGCCGGGCGAGACGCTTCAGCGTAGCCCTGTCTATCAAGAACTCCTGCGGACCATGTCTCCGGACGAGGCTCGCGCTACCATTGCTGATCGTGCTGCCCGCGAAGCTGGTCTTCTTGGCGGAGGTATATCTGCTGGCACGATGGCCCTCATGCCGTCGAGCGCAGAGCGGGCATTGTTTTCTCGTGGCGTGTCTCAGAGCGCGATCCGTCGTGCGCTTGGCGTTGGTACTGCCGAAGCCGGGTCTGAGGCCATCGAGGAAGGTGGCGGTCAGTTCGCCCAGAACCTTGCCATTCAGCGCCGGGCTGATGAGGAGCGCAGTCTAACGCAGGGCGTTGGCGGCGCGGCTGCTACGGGCGCTGTGCTTGGCGGCATCATCGGCGGCGGCGTTGGCGCGATCCAGCGTCCTCCCATTCCTCCCTCCACCGAGCCGGGCGCTGGCAATCTGCCGTCCGATCTGCGTGGCGCTATCGCAGACTACGTGGCGAACCGCGAGCCTGAGACGCCAGACATCACCGACCGGCTGCGTCTGGTTACTGAGAACCTTCCCATCACCGCTGAGCAGTTCCTGGGCTCTACTCCTGAAGCTCAGGAAAGGCTTGTTGCTCGCGCTCAGCGTGAGCTTGATCGTCAGCAGGGCGGCGAGAACCTTTCTGTTCTTGACCCGCAGGGCAACAGGGATCGTGAGACCGCCAGTGTCAGGGCGGCTCAGTCTGCGAGCCGTCCGTCCGACGAGGTAATCTACGGACAGGCTGGCTCTCGCGCAGAGGCTTTCCAGTTTGAGAAAGGTCGCGGCGAACGCACGGAGGACGGCGCAACGCAGGCGGAACTCTTCCGTCAGCGTGCCGAAGCGATGGCTCGCGAAGCGCGTCCGACCCTAGGCGTTGCTGCCGACGAGTCTGCCCTTCGTGAAGCGCGTCGCACTCAGTTTGTGGATCCAGGCACTTCAGCAGAACGGACTGTTGCGGCTGCGCGCGGCGAGCGCCCCACCGAGCAGCCTCTCAGCGCATTCTTCCCTCTGGTTGAGGGCTACATAGCGCAGCACGTTCAGCAGTACGGCTCAAGCGCCCCTGTCTCCGTCCCGGCCTTTCAGTCTTATGTCCGCAAAAGCACCGGACAGTTGATGCCTCTCGCCCAGGCGAGGGACATTCTCAGCACATACAATGACCCCGCGCCAGCAACGGCGCGAGAAGACGCAGGGACGCAAGAGGATGTGTATCCTGCAATCAATCTAAGGGCGCGAGCAAAGCCGGTCCCAAGGGCCGCGCCATTTTCTTCGCCTGCTCAGGGTGAAGGCTTTGTTCTTCAGCGCGATACCGTAGAGCAGACCGGCACTACTGGTGAGCCGTCTGGTGTTCCTGGCGAGCGCATGCCGCCCAAGGTTACCTTTGGCCCTGGCGCTCAGAGACAGGATGTCTATCGTGCCGTTGCTCCGAAGGGGCCAAATACAGACGAGGCTGGTCGTCCTGTATCCCCGCCTGAGCCCGCTCCCTCCATACCCACTGACGAGTACGGCTTTGCTCGTCCGCAGCAAGGCGCTGGCGGTCAGACGCCGCAGGCTTCCGCTCGTGCTGCTGGGGCAGAACAAGCTGCTCCGCAGGCAGAGGTTGAACCTAGCGAAGCTGAAGGCCGTCTGTCTCGCCGCGTCGAGGCTCAAGACAAGATCAACGCTCTCTATCTGGACAAGCTCAAGGGTATGGGCGTCCAGGGTCGCCTGATCCGCAACGCCCTCGTTGACGCGCTGAAGAACCGCGAGATGTCGGCTGAGCAAGTGTACGCCGCCTTCACTGCGGCTGACACTCTCGCCACGCTCCTTCCTGCTGGCGCGAACCACCGCATTCAGTTTGTCAAAGAGCTTCTGCCCACAAAGGAACTCGCGGACGCCATCGCCCGTAGCGGCGGTGACCCGACGAAGGAATTGCAGGGTCTTCGTGAGCGTCCCTCCGACTCTGCCTTGCAGGGCGTCATCACGATCTCCCTCTCCCCTGCGTCGAACGTCATGCCTTACCTGACTGAGACGGCGGCGCATGAGGCGTTCCACGTCCTTCAGGACTACTACGGCAAGTACGATCCTCAGTTCGCCAAGCTCATGAACCAGAGCTTCCGCGACAACATGATGATCGGGGACGTTGACCCGACCATCCGCAGGAAGCTTGAGCAGGCTCGCTATCCGAACTCCAGCAAGAGCTACTGGCAAGTTCTGAGCGAGAGCCTGCCCAACGTGATCGAGGACGCCAAGGAAGCTCAGGCTTACGTCTTCGCCGCGCTGATGGATGCGTCTCGTCGTGGCGTGCCCATGACTGGGCTGAAGCCTGCCTTTGCTCGCTTCGTGAACGTGATCAAGAACTTCTTCTCGAAGCTGGGCAGCAAGCTGCGCGGCGATGGATTCCAGACAGTCGAGGAGGTTCTTGGCCGCTCCGTTACCCAGGGTGGCAGACGCTTCGACCAGATGGCTACGCCGACCGAGCAGGACTTCCCGTCGCGCGGAGCGCAGGCTTCTGCCCGCAACCTCGCTGAGATGCCGGGCGTCGATGTGTCTGAAGGCAACAAGCTGGGCTTTGAGCCTGCTCTTCGGGTGCGCGCAGATGTTGATGAAAGCACCCTGCCCAGACTCGCGCTGATTTCTCAAAGCACGGACAACAAGAACGCGGCTCGTCAGCTTGCTGCGCTTGATGACACCCTGTCGAAGTTCCCCACTCCTGAGAACTCCGCTGAAGACTGGGCGAAGATGGAGGCTTATGCCTTCTCATCTCCGGAAGTCCCGATCCCGCCGTACAACTTCATGCGGGACATTAATGGCGGTGCGGTTGACCTTCTTCGGACGCTCACGAAGGGGCAGATCGAGGATGCCGATCATGGCTTCCGCAATGCTCGCATGTTCCGCCAAGCATACATCAACAAGGAGCTTAGCCCGGTTACGACAGGCAAGCTCTTCATGTGGTCTTTCCTCTCTCGCGGAGTATCGCCGTACACGCAGGAGAGTCTCTTCGTTGATGCCTTCGACGGGGCAGATCAGTGGATTAGGAAGGCGGCTGCCGGTGACTTCACTGAAGCCGACTTCCCTGCTTACGAGCGTTGGGCAAAGTCTGTCGCCCCGAAGGGAAGCGGTCAGCCCGGAGCCGGAGCTACCCACAACCTCAACGCATTCGGAAAGAGCTTCCTCTTCAAGATGTCTAGGCGGGACGCCCCTGGCGGCATCTCGCGCCTTCAGTATCTTCACAACCTGATGGAAGACCCGACCAGCACAGGCAAGGGTATCCGTCGTGAGTTTGTGAAGATGGCGTCTGATGGCGTCGGCATCGACAACAAGGTTGTCTCCTTCACGCTGCTCGTGTCTGGATTCCCAGACGTGATGGTCCTTGACCGCGTGCAGATGCGACGCCTCTGGGACGACGGTAGGTTCAGCAACAAGAACCTATACGACGGAGAGACCGAAGAGCGCGTTGTCAACGGAGAGAAGAAGCGCGCCACAAAGACGGGCACATCCCTTGCTGAGCTTACCTATGGCGCGCGTGGCCTGCTCATCTATGAAGCTATCGAAAGGGCGCTGGAGCGCAGGATTGCCAGCATCTATGGGGCTGTTGGCCGACCGCAGGACGCCAGCGTTGGGCGATATCATTGGGAAACTTGGGTTGCGGACAGCCAGCAAGAGGCGTCGCATGGCAGCATCGACGCCATCCTTTCTGACGCTCGCGGCGACGACAGGGCGATTGCTCGCGTTGTAGCCAAGCAGGGAGAATACGGCGGGTACGAGTATGGCGCTCGCTACGGGAGAGACGAGCAGGGCGTTCCGTACTTCATCTATGACGCCGGAACCGGGCGGGATATGAAGTTCAGTGTTCCCGCCTTTCGTGGGTTTCTCACTGATGTGAAGATTCCTGCGAACGGAGTTGTGCCTGCAAGTGTTGGTGAAAAGCCAATGCTTGATGCGGACGGCAATGCGGTGTTGTATAAGGTTGGACCTAACAAGGGCCAGCCTCGCACCGAGCCTATCCCTTTCAGCGTTTCGGAGAGTGGGAATGCCCCCTGGTACACGCGACCCGAAGTCAACCGAGAGAGGCTCCGAGAGCTTGCTTCGTCCTGGGCGGATCGAGGGGGCGGCACAGGCGAAAGAGCGCGAACTGTTTTCGCTGATGCTGCGCGGGCCGAAGCTTCCGCTCTCGACAGAGCCGGATCCGGGTCAGCAGCAGAGCTAGCCAACGAGCAAACTGAGGAACTGATCGACCAGGGCGTCGCTGCCCTTCAGTCTGCCGCGCGCAACGTCCAGGCTTCTGCGCGTGGCGATGTCATCACCGACGTTGAGGTCATCGAGGCATCCGGGACGAGGGCCAAGGCGAACTACGTTCTAGTTGCCGACCTCAAGTCCGGTGGCTACCTGAACATCAACTTGTCGGTCGATGATGGAGTTCTGAAGGTGAACAGCCTTCAGGGTCTGAATATTCAGAAGAACCCCTTCAAGTACAAGACGGAAGGTTTTGGGGTTTATTCCGAAGGCGTCAACCTCACCTACACCGGGATGAAGAACCTCTCGCGCCGCGTGCTGGAAATCCTGCGGCGGAATCACCCCAACATCAACGAGGCGCAGGGCATCAGGGTTGCCGGTGCCCGCATGAAGGCGGCTCGTGAGAGGGGCGATGAGAGCAATCTCGAAAGTCTGAAGGCCGGTGCAAAGCTCAGGGCGCTCCAGGCGTCTGCCCGTTCTCCGCTTGCCGCCGATCCTGCCTTCGCTGCGCTCCGAGACAAGCTGACGGGCAAGGAGTACGACAAGCCCGGCGTCTTCTCCAATGCGCTGCGCCGCTTCACTGGCGCGCTGCCGGGCGAGAAGAACTCTTCTGCCCTCGTGCGAACGATGGTGAACCGCGCCGCTCCTGGGTGGATGCTTGATCGTCTGGCTAAGGAGAAGGGCCTGTCGATGAAGAGCGTTGGCCTCGCGCTTGAGGTTGCGCTCAACAACAGCGGTCGCGTCCAGATGTATCTGGATCATGGGCCGCTTGGCTACGATCCCAAGACCGGCGACGTGAAGGTGCGGGAGGATGTCCCTGGCCTTGTCGCGGCGATCAAGGGCAGGCTGAAGATTGCAGACAAGAGGGAGGCTCAGTCCTACCTCGTGGCCCTGCGCGAGCGCGACCTCCGCAAGAGCGGCAAGAAGGGCTTCTTCAACCTGACAGACGCGGAGATCAACCAGATCATCTCCAAGTCTGAGGCCGCTCACCCTGAGTGGAAGCAGATGGCTGCCGATATCCAGCGCATCAACAAGGCGCTGCTGGACTTCGCCGTAACCACCGGCACGCTGGACCGCAGCAAGGCAGACCAGCTTGGCAGCATGTTCTACACGCCCTTCTACCGGCAGGCCGATGAAGACGCGAAGCAGAACGCCAACGAGGTGGTTGGTCCTCGTTTTTCTGACAGTCTGACGCGCGTGAAGACCGCCTTCGACCTGAGCCTCAAGGGTGGTGAGAACCCGCTTGGCGATCTGTTCGAGAACATGATCCGCAATGCAGACGTGATCATGAAGGCGGGCATGAAGAACGTCGCCATGCGACAGGCGGCTGAGGTGATGGAGGCTGTCGGCCTTGGCCGTCCCTCCAAGGATCGCGTGTCTGGTAAGACCATCACTTACCGCGTTGATGGGCAGGATAAGAACTTCGAGGTCGATGACCCTGTCCTCTACACCGCTCTCGCTGGCGCGCCTCGTCATGTGACCAACGGCATCTACCAGACGATGGCGAACTTCGCGGGCTTCTTCCGCGACATGATCACTCTCGCCCCGAGCTTCATGCTGTCTAACCTGTGGCGCGGTAAGATCATGGCCTACGTGCAGGAGGGCGTTCCCTTCTACACGAACACGTTCGATGGTCTTCAGCAGGCGCTCAAGTCCAGCGCTTCCTACAAGGCCATCGCAGCGCAGACGGGCTTCGGTGGCTACACCTACGGCATGGGTGAGCGCGACGCCGCTGCTGCGTTCGAGCTCGAGATTGGTGGGCTTGGCTATGGGCCGAAGGGCCTGTGGTATCGCTTCACCCAGCCGCTCCAGAAGGCGAGCGAGGCCACTGAAATGGCCGAGCGCATCAAGCTCTACGAGCGCGCCAAGGCTCAGGGCATGACGGACAAGGAGGCTGCCTTCCAGGCTTACCTCTTGGCCCCCTTCTCTCGTCGCGGCATGGGCGGCGGCTGGGCTGGCGACAGCGTGAACTTCTTCGTTCCCCTGGTGCCGTTCCTGAATGCCAAGATCCAGGGCATGTACCGTCTGATCGAGAACGAGAAGGGCGATACTCAGAAGCTCTGGACGCTGGGCATCCCCAAGCAAATGCTTCTGCGCGGCCTTGTCGTGATGGCGGCATCGCTTGCTCTCGCCGCCAAGAACATGGCGGATGAGCCCGACCGTTGGGACGAAGAGAATCCTGACATCAAGTTCCGCTACGACATCATCTATCTGCCGAACGACAAGCGCATCCTTCTGCCCCGAGCATTCGAGGTGGGTTCTGTCTTCGGTGCGCTGCCTGTCTTCCTTCTGGATGCTCGTCGTCGCGAGGACGGACGGGATCTTCAGAAAGCGCTGACCGACCTTGGTATGTCCACCTTCTTCTTCAACCCGATCCCTGCTGCGGCTGTCCCGTTGATCGGCGCTGCCACCAACTACGACTTCTTCCGCGCTCGTGCGCTGGAGACGGCGGGTGATCGGAGCAAGCTACCGGAGGAGCGGGTGAACCGCAGCACCAGCGCGGTCGCCAAGTTTATTGGCGAGCAGGCTGGCGTCAGCCCGATCCGTGTCCAGTATGTCTTGGAAGGATACTCCGGCACGATTGGCTCGACTGTCTTGGCTGGCTTCGACAGCATCTTGGCTAGCATGGATCTGATCCCCACTAAGCCTGCTGGTGCGTTTGGCGATCCGATGAGCATGCCTGCCATCATCGCCGGTCTGACTGGAGCGAACCGCTTCTATCGCAGCGATGACCAGACAGCATCTCGCTTCGTGGGCGAGTTCTACAAGATCAAGGAGATGACGGACCAGCTTGTGCGGTCTCAGAACATGGCTATGGAGACACGCGACCTTGATCGTTTGGCAGAACTGCGTGGTGATGCTGGTCTGCCCCTGCGTCTGAGGCCTATGGTCAATCAAGCCTCGACGCAGATCGCTGAGATCGGCAAGCGCATGGCCCGCATCGAGCGCAGTGATATGGACTCGGTGTCTAAGGCTGACGCGCTGCGTCCCTTGAGGGAGCAGCGCGACATGGTGGCAAGGCGTGTTGTTGAAAGGGCTAGACAGATCGGCGCTTACTGAGCGCCGGTCGCAATCTCTTCCAGGATAGCTGCGTAGCCTGCGATATCGACGTGGCTATCCTGGTGGCCGGGGGTGTGCATCAGCCGGGCGATCTTCACCATGAGCATCATCATCGCCACGTCGTAGGCGGTGATTCTGAACTCGCCGCTTCCATCCGCATCGTGAACTTCATTAAGCCAAGCGTTCCACAGGTCTGCGATGCGTATGTGGTTGATAGTCTTGTCGCCGTAGTCCTGAGCGCGCTGCCCGCCGACAAGGGAGGCAGCATGCTCCAGCATCTCAGAAGCTTTCACTGTCAAATCTCTCCCTGAGTGCGATGAAGGTGGCGCGAGCTTCGCGGTTGTCTTTCAACTCAGACCGGCTCTCGATGTCGCAGTAGGCCTTGATGCCGTCAGCGCAGTCTTCTTCAGACATGGTGAGAGCAAGGCCCTGCCTCACCATCCACCGCTGGAACTTCATGTTGCGACAGAGCATGCCTGCGGACTGCACGGCGCGCTCGCCTTCCTCCATGTCCTTGCCTTTGACGGGCCGGTCATGGTCATCGACGGGCAGCATGCCGACCATGTAGCGGGTGCCCGGTCTAGCTGAGAGAAGGTCAACAGGAACCTCGTCAGGGTGGATAGTTAGGGTCATGTAGGTGCCCTTCCCGTCCTGCCGCATGGATGTCTTGATGGCCTCGAACTTCAGCCAGGGTTGCTTGGGTTCTGTCATTATCCCTCCGGCACCTCGTCAGAGTTAGATGGGGGCTTTCGCCCCCACCAACTTACGCGACCCGCCACACGCGGATCGTGGTGTCGCCTTCCTGAGCAGCGCGGAAGGAACCCTCAACCTCGCAGTTGCGGATGAAGTTACGCATAGAGGCGAGCTTGTACTCAGCGCGGAAGCTGTCGCCCGGCTGCATTTGCTTCATGGTGACGAGCATCGCATCACGCTGCTTGGACTTGCGGCCCGTGTAGCGGCGCGGGATGGGAATGCCCTTCTCGATCTCAAACATCAAGGATCTCCGTTATGACTGCATAGACTGGCGCGCCATTGCGCTCAGCCCAAACTGCTCCGTGCAGTCCAACCTCATCCCCAATCTTCCAATCCTGCCCATCAGACTTGGGCAGAACATCCAACTCTCGTCGGATCAATCCTGCATAGTGGGGGTTGATCGCTTTGACCCGTGTCGTTCGCACCACTCCACCGGGTCCACCCCCTTCAGATCCCACCATGTCTTCTCGTCTCCGTATGAGTGAAGCTCAGCGTGATGATCGGCGCAAAGAGGAACAGCCCAATCATCGCCGCTCTTCTTCCCCATCGCGGAGGGTTCGGCAAACATCAGGTGATGCGCCTGCGACCACCGCTGGCATATCAGACAGCCCTGTGTCCGGACCCACGAGAGACGCTTGTTGTCCTTGCTTCTCACCAAGCGTCTCCCTGTTCCTCTCAAGCCATTCGACAAGATCTATCTGTCGAGGATCAGTGCGGTATGTGTGTCCCATTGCCGCACTCTCCGAAGATCAGAAGGGAATGTCGTCGTCAAAGGCAAGCTTCGGCTTCGGCTTTTCCTGCTGCTTGTTCTCAGAAAGCTGGATCGAATAGAACTTCCCGCTCCTGCCTTCCTTGACCCAACCAGCCATCCGCATCTTCAGCGGCTCGTTCTTCTTGGCAAGCTCGACCAGCGCCTTCAGCGTCTCCATGTTGATCTCAACGTCGCCGCTGAGATCGGGAGCCTTCTCGTTGGTCTTGTTGCGGTTGATGAAGAGAGCCCCGCCGTAATACTTCTTAGTTTCCATCAGACTTCTCCTTCTTGAGTTCTTCCTTGCGCTTGGTGAAGGCGGCGGTCGCGCGCTTCAGCGCTTCGGGTGCGTGTTCCTTGAGGACATTCCGGGCCTCGTAGTTCTCAGACCAGAAGTCCTTAAGCTCGTTCTCGCTCTGGCAAGTCCCGGCGAAGGTCACGAAGGTGGCCTCGATCTGCTTGATCTTCTCGCTATCAGCAGCCGGGACTTCCTTCGGCGCAGCCTTCATCTCCGCGCCGATGATGTCAGCCGGGTTCGTCTCGTCCGCGTCCCCGTCCTTCTCGCCCGTAGCGACGGAGAACAACTGACGCATGAACACCTTGTCCAGATAGGACATGGCAGAACCAACGGTCTGTGCCCCCTGGATCGGGTGGATGATCGTGAGGGTGGTGAAGTCCTTGATGAAGTCACCCTTCACATGCATCAGAGACACGTTGTAGGTGGCCTTGATGATGCCGGTCTTGCCCACGTCGGGCATGATCTGGAAGTCGCTCTCGGACGCGATCCAGGACAGGCCATTCTTGGCGGCAGCGACAGCCACCTTCTCGTAGTACGTATCAATAGATACGTACCTATATCGGCCATGAGGGTTCATGGCAGACTTGCCAAGGCTACCGACTTGTTCTCGCGTGTCGATGATAGCCTTGATGGTATCTGGCTTCATGCTTCTCTCCTTCAGTGAGCCTATCTTACCCAGTCAGAGGAGCTTGTCAAGCTGAGGAGGCGTCCATCCTTCCGGCTTGAGTATCTTTCCATCTTCGCGCTTGCGAACAAATCCGGTGGTGGGATCAACCTTAGCCATATTAGACCGGACAACTTCTTCCCATCCCGCCTGCATGGGGAGACCAAGCGAGTGTCCTGCCCCGATACAAACAACGATGATGTCCAGCAGTGCGTCGAAGACCTCGACGTTGTCGCTCTCATCTACTGCTTCCAGCAGTTCTCCCAACTCCTCCTGAATGAGATGCAGGTAGAGTTCAAACTGCCTGAAGTTCTCATTGCCAACCGTCTGGTCGCAGGCCAGCATGAACTTGGCTTGGTCGTCAAACACGTTCATTGGTTCAGTCCTTCTTCTTGGTCAGCTTGCCCAGGATGATCTCTGCGCCCGGTCCCATCTTGATGTTCTGTGCCGACAGGACGTGGTTGGGCAGAAGAGCTTCGAGGTTCTGCATCTCGTGAGGCGGCAGGCTGAAGCTCCACCGATCCCCGATCCTGCTGCCGAACTTCTTCCACTGCACTTCGTTGAAGTCAGCCACACACTCGGCTGTCTGATATGGCTCAGTCATTTTCTTACTCCTTCTTCTTGAGGGGACGCAGCGCGCTCTGCGGCACGAACCACGCAGCCGGTCGGTCGCCGTGTGTCTTGAGCCACTCGTCCTTCCTGCCTTCTGCCCCACGGATCCAGCCGTGAACTCGAAGGCGGGTCGGCGTACCTGTCACCAGCACATAGACATCTTCAGGCTTGTCATCGTGCCGTATGATGAGGTCGTAGTCTGGCTTGCTGCGCGTGCGGACTTGCACCGAGTGACCGAGATCCGCCCGCTTGAAGCTGGCGACATCGCCACCCCAATAGCGGTTCAGCACACGCGCCACAGCCAACTCTCCCGCAGCACCAAGGACGTGGATGCCGAGAAGGTCCGCGTCTGAATCCAGACCGTGGTTAGGCTTGCGGTTAAACTGAAGGCTCTCCGAATGTCTGAGAGTTCCGACAGCCGCAGCCATAAGGTACTCGCTCGGGCTCAGCGTGACATCGTGGTGCATCACGCCTCCTCCCTTCGCTTCGGGGCAGGAGTTTCCACCGCTCTCATAGCTTTCATGACAGACCTGTAGTCGGCCATCGCCCTCTCTGCTGCCGCCTCAAGCTGTACTCGTGCTGCCTCAAAGCCAGCGCGCCAGCCCTCAGCAAAGTCGGTGGTGATGCGCTCGTTCTTCATTGGCACTCCCCAGGGTTTCGCGCAGGGCCTGTCGCACTTGGCGTTGTCGCCGTGCGGGTCGCACTCGCAGTGATAGACGCCGTCAGTCATCGTCCCCCTCCACCACTTGCCTTGCGGTGATGAGGCGGTCGATCATCTCGTCAACCAGCCTTGAGGCGTATGTCTCGCCCTTCACCTCAGCCTCGTCGGCCAGCGTCTTCAGCGCGCCCATCGCCTCATCGAACAGGCGGAAGAGCCGTTCATAGTCACTCATTGTTCGTCCCCCTTACCTCTGCCCACAGCTTCCAGATGTCCTCCATATCCCTGAGATACTTATGTCTTAGGGCAGGATGAACATCTCTGATGTCGCCTTGCGTGTGGTAGTCGATCCTCACATACGCCTCAGCATCATCAAGCACGCTCTCAACCAACTCGCGGCTGACAGTCACCTTGCCGTGCTGCTGGATGACAGCCTTGGCATGGACCACCACAAAGCCCTGCGCGGCAAGCCGCTCGAAGGCTTCGGTCGCGAGCTTGTCTGCTTCGTTGAAGCCGACGCTACGTTCCAGCATGTTGCAGATGATGGTGTATGGGCTCATGCCTTCGTCAGACATAGCCGGTCCTTTTCAGCGCCCTGATGGCGTCCATCATCTCCTGATCGCGGTTCATGATTTCGGTGAACGTGAGACCGTCTTCATTCACGGGCCTGTCTGCAATGACTTCCCATGCTTCATCGAGCGCAAGGATGCGCGCGTTCATGATCATCTTGCTGATGGCTGTCGCCTGCTCGGCGTTCACCACCATGCCGGTGGCCGCGTAAATCTCGTCGGCCCATTCTTCTGCGTCCATGTCTAAACTCCCGAAGACGTGACGTTGATGTGGGATTTACGAGGGCACGCCGGGTTCTCGCATTCCTTGTTCGCGCCCGGCGGGCAGATGCAGCCAATGGGCTGCATTGCTTCACGAAAGAACGGCATCTGCGGCACCAGCGGAAACTGGTGGCTCTGAGCCGCATACCTCCACGTCGCGCTTGCGACGCCCTGGTGATAGGCTTGCCGAACCTCCTCAGCGGAAATGCCCCTCAGAAGACAAGGCTGACGAGAGCAAGTCTGCCCGCTGTAAAGTCCGCAAGAGCAGACCGGCTTCTCACCAAGGTCCGTCATCGCTCGCCATCCTTCAGGGCGTCGCGTGCGATCAGCGCGGCGATCTCATGACCATCCCGACAGTAGCCAATGTCCTTGCCCGGCATGCCGATGCGGCGAAGGGCAAGGGACTGCTCCATATTCATCGCAGTCAGATGCAGGGACTTTTCGATCCAGGTCAGGATTGCATTGTTGGCCTCAGACAGATCAGCCGCCAGCCTATCTCGTTCTGCCCAAGCCATACCTCGCTCGTGCTGGATCTTCTCCATTTCAGACACCAGCCTAGACAGATCCATCGCCGTCACTGTGCCGCCATCCTTGACGTGCATGAACAGCCTGCGCGCCAGCGCCACACCATCGTCAGACATTGCTACTGCTCCTCGCGTCCAGGCCAAGCGCCGCCGACATGCAGCAGTGCAAGCTTTGCCCTCTCCATCCACCAGAGAATGTCGCCGCCGTCTGGTTCGCTGCTGGCGAAGTACGGCGACTCATCTTGGTTCATACCGATGACGATGCACATCTTGAGGTCGGCCTTCATGGCTTGCTCAAGGATGCGCTCCACCGGAACGGGAAGGGTGGAGATCACGGGCAGGATGACCACGTTGTCGTCAGACATCTTCTTTTCCCTCAGTCTTATTCTTTCTTCTCTGACCGAAAACGGGGAAGCCTGCGTTGTATTCTCTATCAAGAAGACCGGACCAATCTTGGATGGCGTCTGCGGCTTCAAGCGCAGATCCGCAAAAGAAGTGCGGATGCAAGAGGACTTCTCCCTCTGCCTCTTCGTAGTCCCAGATCAGAACGCCGCAGACGGTTCCGTTGCGAGCGTTCCTGCGGCGGTCTTTCTGTTCCCCAAACTCAGGAGCAGCCAACTTCCATCTCTTCGGAACAGGAAGTTCGTCAGGCATTGCATCCCTCCAGCGTCGCAAGTGCGATGTCGATAGCCTGCTGGTGTCTGTCACCGTCAGGGCTGATGATCGTGTCGTAGTCTGCGCTGTGTGCGATCTTCTCTAGGGCGGCGCGCAGCCGAGCGATTTCTCGCTCAGCCACAGCCACAGCCTTTATCTGGAAAACCCCAGGCTTCACCTCGATGAGAAAGCTCTCGCCCGGAATGCTGCGCCCACCCCTTTCGACGTGGGCGCTACGCTCAGCGGCTGCGTCATTCTGCCCCATCACGCAGCCTTCTTCTGGTGCTGGTTCAGGATCTTGCTGCGGAGGATAGCAACCTCGCTGAGCGTGACCCTTCCCACGTTGTCCATGAACCTGATCTTCTCCGCACGAGCATAGATGAATGAGCGGCGATCAAGCAGACTGAGCCGACGAACCAGCCTCCACGCCCTGTTGGTCATCTTGTGATAACCAAACATCTCCATCTGCTCAGGCGTGAGGTTGGGGATAGACTCAAAGGCAAACTTCATCTGCCTCTTGGGGGACAGGTTCATCGCAGCATACTTATCCCAGACAGGGTTCTGCCCATCATAGCGAATCACCGGCTGAGGCTTCTCCTGCTGCGGCGCTTCCGTGTGCTGGATGAACTTCCGTGAGTAGCCATTGATCTGCTTCAGCGCATGGCGAAGCACATCAAGCTCGTCGGCTGCGTCATTGATGACGGTGGCGTGCGACAGGCCAACAACGTTGGCGATGCGGCGCAGGGCGTGAACATTATCAGACATCACTCTTCTCCCTTCTTGGTGGACTTAACTCGGTATCGGACGACACGAACCAGACCCAGCGCATCAAGGATGGACTGGCCCGGTTCACGACGCGCGTTCAGCACGTCGCAGACGTAGGCGGCAGACAGGCTGTGCTTCTCAGCGAACGCCTTCTGACTGCCTGCGTTTTTGCAGGCGGCGGAAAGGCGACGGCACACTTCGACGGAGTCGAGATAAAGGTCAGCCATCACCACCACCCAAAGATAACGCCGGTCCCATGCACAATGCCGACCGGGAAGAACACGAGGCCAGCGATCAGCATCGCGGCCCAATTGGTTGCCACGCACGCGATGACATGCGCGACCATCGCGACGATGCACCACAGCAGGACGAGCGGAGGAACGATATCAGACACGCTTCTCTTTCCTTTCAGCCTTGCGATGCGACCTCGCATCCTGAAGCGCCAGCTTCTTCCCGACCTTGTCGCCGCCCGCCGCGTGTTGAAGCGCATCGGCAAGAGCCAAGGATCTCATGGCGCGATTTAGCTTTCCCTGTTCAGCCAAACGCCTTGCGTTTTCAGACAGAGCAACCGAAAGCCTAGCCAACATAAACGCTCGTTCGATCACGCCGCTTTCCCCGAGATCTGGATCATGGGGCACGCCCAATGGGGCAGCTTCACCACGAGCCAGCCATCAACCACATCCCACGCAACATCCTGGGCGGGTTTCTTGGCGGGCAGCTTCACGTCATCGAGCGGCACACCAACCGAACAGCCGCCATCCTTCCACGCAATGTGTCTGCATTCATGACGGGGCGTTCCATTCGGAGCGACGCTCATGCGGATCTTGCCAGCCATACGGTCGCGCTCAACGACAACGCGCTGAACGGGAGAGCCTTTCTCGTTCTTGGTAAGGCCAAGGCGCTGACAGACAGACTTGCTCAACGACACTGCGAGAGCAGGCGTTGCTCGCCCACCAGGGATGCGCCACGAAACAGTGACGCTGTCGCCCCGGCCAAGCTGAGTTTGGATACGTTCCCAGGTCATGCTGCCCCACGACGAATAGAGTTACGAACTTGGCTACGAAGGTTGAGTGCAGAACGCACGTCGGACGGGCTATTGGAAACCGTCATGCCGAACTCTCTGCCCCCAACAAAATAGACAAGGCGGAAGTGCTTGCCCCCAGCTTCAAGTTCCCAGGGGATGCCCGCCTCATCCAACTCCTTCACCGCCAAACCAATGTGATCCCTGACTTGCTTGGTGATCTTCATTGGAAGAGCCAGCGGATAATCACGCCAGCAGCCAAGCTGCCGGAGAAACCACCAAGGAAGATCAGGAGCAGAGCAACAGTGGCGGCTCCCCAGTCACGCCTTGCTTGACTTGTGCTGCTCGCACCAAGGCGCGACCTGACAGTATTTTTCGCATCGGAGATTTTCCCCAGGACGCTCTTCAACGCGCCCCTTATTTTCTCTCGCATAGTCTTCGGCCTCTTCTCTCTCGTTGGTTTCAAAAAGCTTGAGGGCTTTGACGCGCCCTTCTTTCATGACCGCCAGCTTGCCGGGTCGGAACCAGCGTTCCTCGTCGGTGCAGTCGGGCATGGCATCGCCCCAATCAAAGTTGCGCTCCGCGTCTTGGTGGATACGAATACGCTCAGTGACGTATGCCTGCCTTGCCTGCGGGCTCCAGAGTGTTTGGGGCAGAACTGCAAACGGGATTTGCGGATAGTCCGGACGACGCTCTGCCTCGTGCCGGTTCCAGTCGCGGATGATGGCGTTGATCGTCAGACCTGTGACGGTCCAGCCGCGCGTCACTTCGATGAGGTAGGCGTAGCAGTTAAGCTGCCGCTCCCAATCCTCCTTCTCGTTCATCACCGCCCAGGCTGTTGTCATCTTGTAATCAGACAGGGCGACCTCTCGACCGCCGTCAGTGTCGTTGCCAAGGATCTGGAGGTCGATGCCACCAGACAGGCGCCAGCCGCTGACCATAGCGAACAGCCGCTCCTCAGCGATGTGTTCGCTGTCCGCGCCCTGCTCAACGACCGTGTGCATGGCACGGCCCATCAGAGACCAGAGCATGTCCGACACATCGACCACGATGTCGTCCCGCTTCTCGTGCTTGAGGATGCGGATCTTGGGCGAGCCGATAAGCTCGGTCACAGATATGTGTGCGTTGCCCCGACTATAGGTGTCCCGCATAGCGAGATTGACCAACGTCTGAGGGAGGTTGTGAATGTTAGTGATCTTCGGCATGGCGTGAACATATCACGATGCATCATAAGCGCAATATCTGAGTGGCGAATATCGTGGAAAAAAATGTAGGCTTGCCCGGCCACTGCATGTTGTGCATGGTCCGTCTATGAAGCCAGTATATCTAGTGGTCTATGGCGAGCCAGCCAGCAAAGCGAACAGCCGCAAGCTGGTCCTCTTCGGAAACCGGCCCGCGTCGATCAAGTCGGACAAGGCCAGGGGCTACGCCCGTGACTTTCTGTTACAGGTGAGGCCGCTCGATCCTCTGCTGGAGGGAGAGCTATGCATAGATATGTGGATCTACTACGCCAGCCGCCGCCCCGATCTGGACGAGAGCCTCATCCTCGATCTGCTCCAGGACAAGGTCTACAAGAACGACCGGCAAGTGCGGGAGCGGCATGTCTATCACATGCTAGACAAGGAGAACCCCCGCGTGGAGATCCTCATCCAGCCGCGCGACATTGACGCTGGGGCAGAAGAACTGGCCCGAGTGCGCGCCATGTATGGGAAGAAGTAGGCCAAACGAAAAGCGACCCGTACACCGTTAGGTGCAGAGGGGTCGCCCGTAATGGCTGCATCATATGCGGCTGAGGGAAGTAGGCCAAGGTCCACGTCTCACCTTGGCTGCCTGGGATTGCGAGGCGGGGGAAGAACCTACCCAGGGCATGAGGTGCAAGTTGTCTGCACGGAGCCCTGCCTATATGCAGGGTATCGCTGAACAGATCAATACAAAATCTAGGCTGGCACACTCACACTGTAAGATGCCGATAACCTAGTGGCCTGTCGGCCAGGGAAAACCTCTTGCCTTGGCTCGGCCGATCTGGATATACCGAAAAGACGAAGGGGCCGCCTTGCCGGGCAGCCCCCTCGAACACCCTGTCGCACCCAGGGTGCGGCAATAGATGCCGGTGGGCATCTTATTCACCGCTCCCAACGACTGCGTCAAGGGCTTTCATAGCCACCCGCCATATGCGGGGCGACCTGTCGTCCGTTGGGTTCGGGCAGGCAACGCGAAGCCAAGGGCATGGCAGAAGGCGGGGCTTCGACCCTGCCAGGACGGGCTCTGTGATACCCACAACCCGGCAAGGCCAGACCATCGGTTGCATGGTGGCTGGCTGACCGTCATGGGGGAGACCCCAAACTCCGCACCAATGCCGACAGGATGACCCCGGCTTTTGGAGGTGCGATGCAACTTGCCAATGGCGACCGACTGATGGGAACCAAAGGACAGAGCTTTCCGGATAGGAAAGCTTTGTCTTCAGACTCCCTCCACCCCAAAGGACAGAGGTGCAGTCATAGGTATTGTGGTTATCCCTCTAAGGTAAACCTATATGTTGTAGCTATCTAGGTGTAGGGCAATGGCCCCAAAGCCATTGCCTTCAGTGTCTTAGTGGTGTAGCTTAGCTGTCCTTCTTGGGGGAAGGTTATGCAAGCTATTGAAAAAGAATACATCCTAGCCAGGGCTAAGGATGGTCAGACCAGGGTGTTCTGTCCTGCGTGCGGTCCTGACCGGAAGACTAAGAACGACCCGACCCTCTCCATCAAGCAGGATGCGGCTGGCATTCTCTGGAATTGCCATCACTGCGGCGTCAACGGTTCGATGGGGAGAGGTGGCAAGGTGAGTGCGGTTATTCCGATCAAGACCTACACGGCTGATGAGGTGGACTTCTCCGGCTTAGACTACCTGTCGGATCGTGGCATCTCGGAAGAGACGGCCAAGTCCCTTGGCGTTTGCTCGGGACAGAAGTTCTTCAAGAAGAGCGGCAAGGAATTGGAAGCGGTCGGCTTCCCCTATCTGCACCAGGGCCGGGTCACTGCGATCAAGTGGCGGTCGCTCTCGACCAAGGAGTTCACGCAGGACGGCTCGGCACAGACGCTGTTCCTGGCTGACCGGATTCAGCCTGGGCAAGATGTCGTTATCACCGAAGGCGAGATCGACGCGCTGTCTTTTTGGCAGGCCGGTATCCCTGCTGTCTCGATCCCTTCGGGCGCTCTGTCGGAAGGCACGGCTGACGAGACTGCTCGGTTGAAGTGGCTGTCGCACCACGACGACCTGATCAAGAAGGCAGAGAACGTCTTCCTTGCGGTGGACATGGATGGCCCTGGTCAGACCACCGCCAACGAACTGGCCCGCCGTATCGGCAAGCTGAAGTGCTGGCGCATCTCCTTCCCTGGTAGCTGCAAGGACGCGAACGACACGCTCGTTAGTCTTGGGGCAGAATCCCTTGCCGAGTGCAAGGCGAAGGCAGCACGCTGGCCTGTCGAGGGGTTGGCCTCTCCCTCTGACTTCATGGACAAGGTCCAGACGCTCTATCGTGATGGCCTGCCGCGTGGCGCATCGACCGGCTGGCCTTCGGTGGATGAGGTATTCACCCTCAACCCTGGCAGCCTCATCATCGTGACCGGCACGCCCGGCTCGGGCAAGTCTCAGATCATCGACAACATCGTGGTCAACGCCATGAAGCAGCACAACATGAGCGCTGCTTATGCGTCCTTCGAGAATCCGCCGGAACTGCACCTCGCCAAGCTGATCTCTCTCAAGACCGGCAAGCCCTTCGGTGATGGGCCGACGCCTCGCATTAGCGAGGATGAGATGATGGAGGCACTGGCCTGGGTCAATGAACGTCTGACGTTCCTGACCAACGACGGCGTGATGCCTACGGTGGAGAGCCTCATCGAAAGGTTCGAGGCTGCGGTGCGGCGCTCAGGTGTGAAGCTGGTGGTCGTTGACCCCTTCAACTTCATCAAGCTGAGCCAGAAGAAGGACGGCGGCGTGGACACTGAGAGCATCAATGAGATGCTGGCTCAGTTCAAGACGTTCGCCATGCGCGCGGAGGTCACCTTCTTCCTCATCGCTCATCCCGCCAAGCCCATGAACGTGGGCAATGATTGGGTGCCGACCGGCTACTCCATCTCTGGCTCGGCCCACTTCTATAACCGTGCGGACTTTGGTCTGACGGTTCAGCGTAAGCTGGACCAGACTGTCTTCCATGTTTGGAAGTGCCGCTTCCCTTGGCAGGGTCAGATTGGTGAGGCCACCCTCCACTATGACAAGGCGACCGGCCTGTTCAACGAGGGGCAGAATGAAAGCACGGAGGACCGGCTGTTCCTCAAGGGCTTTGACGAGCAGTTCAATTACTAGGGAACGCAAAGGGCGGGGCACTGGCCCCGCCCGCTATGTAAGTTTCACCGTGCAAGTTTACCGAACAAGCTAGAGAACAAGCCAAGCGATAAAAGACAGGCAAGCAATGGCCCATGCTGCGGCCATGAGGCCCTGCTCTATCTCCGTCCAGCGGCTGCGGCGCTCCGGCTTGGAGTCGAAGCGGGGCACCACGATCACCCCGCCCTTCCTCTTGCGGGTCCACACTCCGCTGCTGCCCTCGACGTAGCGGAATCCGTTGGACTCCAACCAGCGCGACGCCTGTCTGGTATCTGAGAAGGCGCTGACCGGGTTGCCCTGGAGGTCGTCTATCTCAATGAACAGATCGTTCTTCGGGAAGTTCTGCGTCAGCTTGTGGTGAACCACCACATCGACGGCATCGGTCGTCATCATCATGTGTCTCTCCCTAGCGTTGGGTTTGGTTGGATTCTGATGTCCTTATTCTGCCAGGACCAACACTCGCCCGTGTCATCCTGAAAGCATACCCAGATGAGGTGATGCTCCTGGCTGTAGTCGATGAGGACGTGCGCCCATGCCTTGCCCTTCGGTGTGATGACAGGGATAGGCGGGTCAAGGCGCAACATGCTCATGCTTCTTTGTCCGCATAGGGATTGCGGACAGACCGGATCAGCGCCTCAGCCAGTTGCAGGGCAAGGCTGGGGGTCAGTACAACGCGCCGGTCGTCCTCATAATTTTCCCCATGCAAGGCCACGATGATCTCGCCATCCCGGATGTAGGCGAATACCTCTTTCATCGGGGGCAGAAGGGCGGTCATTGGTTGTTCTCCCGTGTCTGTTTTGTTTACCGGCAAACCGGAGGCGCACCGTATAGCGCCCAGAGAAATGCGCCGGTCGTCATGTAGGCTAGGACGCCAGCCAAGATGACCTTGATGGCGGCGCTCATTGATCGTTCTCCTTCATCGCCTCATCGTCCACACCATGAAGGCGATGCAGGCAAAGACACCAACAAGCGCAAACGCCTGGGGCCATGTCGTCATTGGTTGCTCTCCTTGAGTGCAGCGCGAGCGCGCTGGATGATGCTCGCCGTAGCTTGGTCGTGCAGCGGACCAGCATTGCCGTAGCCAATGTAGAGTCGTCCATCTGACAGCTTTGCTTCTGCCAGAGACAGTAGGTTCCGCAGCCGGTCACGCTCTTCCATGACAAGGCCAAGCTGATCTGACGCATCGCGGCAGACCTCAGCCAGAAGAAGATGCCCCTTTCGCTGTGCCTTCTCGGCTTCGTCTAGCAAGCGGTCGATGATGCCGGTCATTCGGCGTTCTCCCTGAGTTCAGTGCGGACGATCCTGATCTGCTCCATAGTGTCGTCGCTCACGTATCTGTGGTCTGCGTATCCATGTTCCTCGACGTAGTTCACTACCATACTCATTTCGAGAAGCGCGCTTTTCGCTGCGTCGCGCTCGGCTTCGACGCGAGCAATACGGACGGCCTGTTTCGCCAAGACTTCCAAGAGTTCAGCCCTGGTTGCGTTGTCTTCGTTCATTGATCGTTCTCCTTGAGTGCGGCACGGGCGATATCCCGTTGCGTCTCGGCCATGTCTTTATAGTTTAGGCACATGCTCATGGTGATGCCGCCGATCTTCTTTAGTGCATCCGTCATTCTGTCGATCTGAGCCACCAGCTTATGCACGTCGGCGTCTGCAATGGTGCGGCCTTCAGCCAACCTCCATCGCACCAGAGTAAGGGTGTCCATCTCAGTCATGTTCGTTCTCCTTGAGTGCGGTGCGCGCATGGCCTGCCGCTCGCATTAGCTGACCATGAATCCATTGCTCGTCTTCACCCGAAGCAAGGGAAGCGTTGGCCCAATCAACAACGCCCAACAATCCAGACAGCGCATCCCTAAGCCGGTCACGCTCGGCCTCGACGCGAACGAGGCGCACGGCTTGCTTTTCAAGTCTCTCGTGCAGGGCGAACAGCTTCTCATTCAGGGTTATGTTGGCGCGCTCGAATTGCCTGCACCACTCGTCTATCCCTGCCGCCGTCTTGAGTTGGTCGCGCTCGAACCTTAGTCGCTTGATTTCAGAGACTGCCTTTTGGATCGTATCGACACTGTTGGAAGTGATCGCTTCGTCTCGATTGAGGTGCGAGTAGCTTTCCCTCAGCTTGTCCACAATGTCAGTCATGGTTGCCATCCTTGAGCGCTTCGGCGGCTCGCTCCATCGCCCACTCGAAAGCTTCCCATGAGCCATGACAAACAATGTCAATCGACGGGCTTTCGATATCCTTGAGCGCGTCCCTTAGCCGGTCACGTTCGGCCCTTAGTCGTTCGATCTCGTCCGCTGCCATCAGCGCCACCGGACTGACCATGATTCCGTCAATGTCCATCGGCGCGTTGAACACGTCGAAGGATCGCAGTCGCTTCACGATATCAGTCACTGTCTGATTCCTTGAGCGCGATGATCGCGATGGTCTGCAACTTGGT